GTTTAAGTTGCGATGGATAACTAACGTTCGCTGGATTGATCACCAGCGGAGGAAATGAGTGGTTAGGTGGGAGTTAGTTATAATAAGAAAGGGGATTCGTAATGATCCCCTTTTTTTATTTTCTATAGTTTATATTATAGTTTAATTTTTAAATCACCAGCAGATGTTTTATACACATCACCAGTAGCTAATCCGCCTGTACCAGCTGCACTATCATTAGCAAAAGTAGGAACAACCATTCTTATTCTACCTGCAAAAACTGCAGATAATGAATGGCCTGGGTCTACATAATGACTACCAGTTTGTGAGTCTATAAACTTATGAGCATATATTTCACCAATACCAGACATTTCTTGGTTGCTGTTATTTATATTAATACCATTTATAGTATCAGTATTATTAGCAACTATAGTTCCTGTTGCAACAACACTTTCTACAGTTAGTTTACCGTCTTTATCAATACTAGCAACTTGTGAAGTGCCTGAAAAAAACTTTATATCTTTACCATCATCAGCATCAGCATCAGCTTTTAATATTAAATCGCCATAAGATGTTATTTCAGAATTTGTTTCTGCTAATGGATCCCCTAGCTGTATATTGCCCTTTACTTTTAATGATATGCTAGCTGAAGGATCTAAAAAATATGTGCTATCATTGCTGTCATATATTTTTTGTGCATATATGTCTGTAACACCTGATATTTCATTATTAGCCCCATTTAGTAATATACTACCAATTCTAGCTGTATTTGCTAAATGTATATCTTTCCATTCTTTTGTTGAACTACCTAAATTGTATGTGTTTGTTACATCTGGTATTATATTAGAAACTATATCAGCTCCAAAAGCTACTGTATCTGTATCCGCATCTCCGAATGTTAAATTACCCGCTATTGTTGCGTTACCTGTAACAGTAAGATTACCGCCTATAGTAGCATTACCACTTGTAGTAACTGTTGTGAATGAACCAGCGTGAGTGCCGTTAAGTATAAAATTTTTTATACTACCTACAGTGTAGTTTCTGGTAACAAAGTTTGCATTTTCTGCACCGTCTGATCCGATTAATTTGTCACCTGCGGTTATTGTACCATCAGCTGCGACTGTATGAATTCTTGGCATAGTTATATTGTTTTATATTTTGTTTTATTATTTTCGTCTTTATATGCTAATAAACATCTATTTCTATTAGCATCTTCGTTCACATAAGATACATGGACCCAATCCGGGTTATCAGAATTTCCAAATTCCCATATCATCTGATCGAACGATAAATTATTTTTTATGTATTCAAACATATCAGCATTAGACATATAACCGTAATTATCATCAATATCCATCGCTCTACCTTCACAATGTTGTGATTTACTCGACCCACCGATTGCTTTATTTAATTCAGGTCCACGATAGAATGAATTAATCTTTATAGGGCCGTTTACATGCTTTCTAAGAGGTTCAAATATTTTTTCTGCTAATAACTCCATATTAGTTAAATGAGCCTTTGTAGGGTCATTATTTAAACCTAGTCTTAAAGCAGTTATGCTATACACACCTTCTTTATATGTAACGTGTTCGCTTATGTTTTTCATTTAATTAATTTGTAGATCTTCTTCTCAACGTGGGGACAACTACACCGTCAATAACATTTTGAACGGTTTCCACACTTACTTTTAGTTGCATGGATAAATCTGCTTGCCATGTAGCGACCGGTCTTCCGTCTTTTAATACTACAACAGCTGGTACAGATCTTATTGCTTGTTTTATACTTGGTTGTTGAGAATCAAAATCAACTTTTAAAATTTTTGCTCTTTTTAATTCGTCTACACCTTTCCAATCGTTTCTTGAATTCCAATTAGAATTCATATATAAGACAGTCATGTCTTGTGAAAATGAAAATGATGTAAATAATAATAAGATTAAAGTGATTAGATTTTTCATATTTATTTTTTTGTTAGCTCGTAAAGCTTTTCATCTATATTGTCAAGCTTTTCAGCGTTTTTATCAACTTTCTCGTCTATATCAATTATAGTCGAACGAATTAATTCGTCTTTCAAATCGAACTCAGTTCTTGATATATCTGGTTCGGGTAGTTGCTTAGCAAGCTCTATATCAGCCTGTAGCGCAAAATAAGTTGCAGCCAAGGCGATAGCTCCGCCAACAATCATTCCGATAGTTTTGAGATCAAGTTGCACTTCCGTATTTTCTGATAATTTTTTTGCCATAACTATTAAGTTTCTATACTATATGTAATTACTTATTTTTTGTTTCTTTTAACATTTTTTACTCTTCTTGGCTTACCTGCTGGTTGGCCTAGCCTTTTCTTTTCTCTTATTTTAGCTGCTTTTTCAGAAGCAGACATTTCACCAGCTGTTTTTACAGTTTTACTCGATACTCTTTTACTGGGTCTACAATATGGTGTACCGCGCTTTTCACCTTTACGTCTTCCGCAAGGCTTGCCCGTTCTTACATCAACCCATTTTTCTTTAAACCAACGTTTAAGTGCTGCACCTTTTTTAGTTTTTCTTACCGCCATGTTTTCTTTTTAATGCTGCTTTACATCTTTTAGCAATAGCTGCCTGTTGTGGTTTTTTACCAAACCTAGATCTTTGCTCCATTACAGTTAATATTTGTATTTTACGAGCATAAGGTTTACTTATACGCTTTACTTTAGAGCACGTAGCTCTAGCATCTGCGGGTGTGGCAAACTTTATACTTACAGTATCTTTTGGATTTTCATCTGTATATAAACGCCTGCCACTACCTTTAGGTTTTTTACCAGTTCCCTTTTTAGGATCAGCCATTATTTTTTCTTCATAGGGCTATGTCCACAACCCATTTTTTTAAATTTTAAATGTGCTTCAAAAGTTTTTGCGTTTTTAACGCTACCATCTTTACAATACATTTTATGTGGTTTGAATTTTTTATCTTTTTTCATTTTTTTGATTTTTTTGATTTATTACCCCAATTAGCGGCACCCACTTTTCTGCATTTTGCTATAGCTCCGCTAGCGTATGCAGAAGGAAATACACGATACCTTGCCTTTACTTTTTTATAACATGCGTCTTTTGCCATAATTATTTTTTAATTGATGCTGATGAATATCTCTTTACTTTCTTTTTTCTTTTTCTTTTTGGTTTTTCGGGTTGTTCCATATTTAATTCCCAATCGTTCCAACCTAAAAGCAATGCTGCTCTTTGCATATAATTTGCATCATCACTTACTGCTGCTTCTATATTTTGTGCTTTTCTTATAGCTCTATCTAATGGAAAGTTAAATACAGCTGAACTAAATTGTGCACCGGCATTTAAAGCAGGATTGTCTAAGCTAGGTTCAAACATGTTCTGCTTAGTAATATATTTACGAGTATAAAAAGAGCTTCTTAATTTTGAAACTTTTGAATACAATGGTGGTGAAATAGTCAAAGCTTGCAATTCTGGATCTTGTTTGTTAGTAGCTATAGCTTTAGCGGTATTTTTAACCGCAACTGCGGCATTTCCATATAAACCGCTACCTCTTAACAATGAATCTAACATACCCTCTGCAACTTTTACAGTTCTTTCTTGTTGTTTATCGTCCTCTTCGTCTGAAAATGCAGATATAAATAATGCTTTTTGTAAAGAGTTAAATATGATATTTTGAATCATACCATAATAAGTAATCTTAGTTATTTTTTCTCTAGGGTCACCTCTGCCAGCTATCAAGTCTTGTAGGTTTCTTTTTATAATTCTATTATACTGCATTGGTGTATTAGCAAACGCTAACATAAATCTACCTAGGCTACTCGCTTGTTGTTCAGATATTCTATCTGGTCTACTTGATTGTTGCGTTTCTTCTGTAATTTTCATAAAATCAGTAAACGCTTTTTCTTTTGCTTCTTTTTCAGAAAGCCCTTGCTTTTTATAAGTATTTAATCTATTTCTGTACATAGATGCACCACCTGTTGCAATTGCAAAACTATCAGCCATTCTTGTTAATACAAATCCTTTATTAAGCATTAAAGCTATAACGCCTTGTACGCCACCTTTTTGCTGTGCTAATGCTAGTTCACTTTCATTTATATTTATTCTATTACCTCCTCTTCTACTTTGTAAGTATTGTGAATTAAATAAAGTATTAAAATCTGTCCAATATTGTTTTTGATTTGCAAAAGCTTTAGCCGCTTGTAGCGGGTTATTATCTTTAAAATTTAAATAGTTTATATTAGATATAGTCTGCAATACAGCTGACCTAGTATTTAAAAACATAATTGCCCCAACAGAACCATTAACCCAGTCATTCCATTTTTCAACTGTTTCATTAGCACCCCATTTTCTATTTGAACCAGACTTCATTCTATCTAATGTTGCTTTTAAAGTTTTGACATATTTAGCGCCATATGCCGCTTCTAATTTAAATAAATTTTCTTTACTAAATATTTGATCAACATTTTTTTGCCAAACTTCTAGGTGCTTTGTTCTTTTAGTACCGTTTAATAATTCAACCATATCCATTGCAATATTACCAGCAACCCAACTTTCTTTAGGTTTTGCATAACCATCACCTTTAGTTATTTTTATTATTTCATTAGCAAACGTGTGTAAGTCAGCATTTTTATTAACTTCTTTTAGTAATTCACTTTTAACTTTTTTACTTATACCTGGAATTTCATAACCTAATTTATTCCACATATATACTCTTACAGCTTGTTCTTTTGTAAATACTCCACCTTCAGTAAATTCTTTTAATGTTTTAGGAACATTACTTAATTGTTTTTTTATTGCTTTAAAATCATTTTTTAATGCCATTGCTTCATTAGTCATGGATTCTACAGCTTTATTATATGGATCATATAATGTTTTTTCATAAAACTCTAATTGCTTTTCTCCCTGTTTTCCTCTAGCTAATGTTTTGTGCATTAATCCTGCAAAATCTTCAGCACCCACAGGTATAAAATAATCACCAAAATCTGTTTTAGCTTGTTTACCCCTAGCCATTGCTGTTGCGGCACCAAATACAGATTCTTTTTTAATACCAGTAGATTTTTCTAAAAACCCATTAAATTGTTTTGAAATATCTTGTTTTGAAAATTTAGCAGTTTGTTTTTCTTTTATTTCTTTGCTTTTATTTTCTTTTTGATTTATAACTTCAACAATATCTGATGTTCTGCCTTTAGAAAATTTTAATGCTACTCTACTTTGTTCTACAGATATAGGCAATGTTTTATTAAATCTTTTTATACCCTCTGCTCTTGTTACTTTACTAGCAACCATATCAGCTATAATATTAGCAGCATTTTTTTGAACAGTTACACTGTTCCTCCAAACTCCAGATGGAACACCTAAACCATATTCTTCTGCTTTAGAAATAATTTTACCATTTTTATCAAATGTTTTTATAGCATAGGGATTAACAGTGTTATTGCCATACGCTCTATTAAAAAGCCTGGCATCTATTGAAGGAATTTCTACATTTTTTTCACCTTTCTTAATTTTGTTAATAGCGTCTTGTATAATAGGTGGTAATTCGTAAGCTGCTTCCCATCTTTTCTCTCTTCCTTCTACTACATAAGTGCCATCAACAATTTTTCTAGTAGTTTCGCTTATAGCAGCTTGTCTGTATGATTTTTTAATCCACTCTTTTACTTGATTTTTTCCAGCTTCACTCATCGTGGCCATGTCCTGGATTAGCTTGTTAAATGAACCATTTTGTAATAAGTGTTCTAATCTAGTGTCTACTTTTTTAGTTCCTAATTCATGAAGTATAACTTTAGATAATTGTCTGTTTATTCCTCCGCTAGCATTTTGATTATACAATAAATCCCAAGCAGCTCTACTATCAATTTTATGTAACTTAATAGCGTTTTCAACATACCAGTCTATAACTTCTTTAGTTAATTCTTCTTTAGTAAAATTCTTCTTACTCAAGGCTTCCATTATTTTTGTATTGCCTCTTTCTTGAGAAGATTTACCATGTTTTACAGCGTCAGTAAATTCTTGTTTACCAAAAGCTTCTTTTACTATATTACTTAATTTTTCTACATTCCAAAGATACCCTGCTTCAAGAAGAGTGAGAGTATAACCACTTCCTGCGACACCAGATAAATCTTCTCTACTAACTCTATAATCACCTGTTAAAAGTTTTTGAGTTATTTTTTTAGGATCTTTTGATGATCTTTTTTTACCTTCAAATACATCTGGGGTTTCTTTATTAACTTGTCCGCCTGTAGGAGCTGTATTAGTTTTACTAACTATTATTTCTAAAAATGCTGGGTCAATACCTGAATCTTTTTTAGCGGCTTTTTTAATTAAATTTGTATGAGCTTTATTTTGTGCAGGTCCATCTTTATAAAAACCTTTAGGCCCCATCCCCTCTTCTCTTTTGCCTTTTGCTTTTTCATTCCCATTTTTAGAAAAGAAAACGTCGTGTTCTTTTTGTGCTTTTTGAGCTATTTTTTCTTTTTCAGTTACAGAATATAGTTTTTTCTTTTTCTGACCAATTACAGCGTCAATCATAGCTTGATTGAACAATGTTTTAATAAGTTTTGCTTTTGTGTTTTGAACTTTAAAAAATTCTTTTATTTTATTAGGGGATTCTTTTCTAGTATCTAACCTTTCATAAACAGTAACACCATTAGCTAGATTTTCAGTATAACTTGCTTTACCTTCTTTAATAGCTAGCTCCATCATTTTTGTTTTTGTTGCTCTACTATAACCCTGTGAACCAGGATTTTCACTATTATAGCCTGGGCCTCTTGCTTTCTTTAAATATTTAGACTTAGGATTTGCATCTGCTTCTTTTACAACAAATAATGGTTCTCTACCTAATCTTTGTGAAAACTTTTCAGCTTGAGTATAAAATGATAAAGGAAAGCTTTTTGGATCTTTTATAATAGACATTATCCCATTAAGAAAAGCTTCATACTTTCCATCAGTTCCAATATCTAGTTTTTCTTTAAATTCTTCAAATAATTCTGTTTCTTTAGCTATTTCTTTACTTAATTGTTTTCTAAAATCTTTACTATCTGGTGGTAATTTTAAATCTTTTATTAATTTTTCAGAAATTCTTATAGCAGCATCAATAAATTCCTCTCTTAATACCGGTCCGTCTTCCTCTGACAATATTCTTTTACCATCTACTTTAAGGTTTCTTTGTATTTTAGAAGGTGTGCCATTACTAATTTGTGATACTTCACTTCTATTACCAAAGCTTACATCAATAGCGTCTTCAATATTTTGTTTTTGATCGGCTATATCGGTTATTTCTCTCCCTCTTTCTTTTAATTCTTCTGCACTTGTTTTTTGTAAACTTTTATTATATTCTTCTACAAGTTTAGTACCTATTCTTCTGCCTAATATATTATCTAAGTAAGTGGTAAATTCTTGTTTTTTACCTGTAACAGGATTTTCTGGTTTATAATTTTTAGTAACACTTCCAAATTGATCTATTAATTTACCTTCTACTTCAGCATTATTTTTAATAGCATTAACAGGAACACCCTTTTTAGCAGCCCATCTACCTAAAGCGTCTTTACCTGCAGCTATATATTGATCTCTAAATTTTTTAGTTTCTTCTACTGTTAAAGTATTATTTTTATATTTTACAGCTAGCTCACTAATAGGGCTAGTCACTTTTACAGCTTGTTTTAAAACTCCCTTTTTGTCACTTATTACGGATTTATCAAAAACAACAATACTTTCAACTTTTCCAGGAACTACTTGAGCTCCATCCTGGTATCTAGCGGCTAAAAATCCTTTTTCAGATAAAGCTTTTGTTACTTTATTCATTGCTTCCTTTCCTATATAAAAATCAAACCTAGAATCAATCAATTCATATAAAGAACCTTCCGATGTATCAATCTTTAATTCCTTCATTGTATTAATTAAATCTTGTTCAGAAGCAACTTTATTTTCATTTATGTAAATGTTTTTTACTTTTCCTCTATTCATTTTAGCATAGGCACTAGCTTCTCTTTTATTAGTAGCTAAATAAATCAATCCAGTTCTTTTTCCTAGCTCATTAAAAGATCGAGGGCTTGCATTATAAACTAATAGCTCTTTTGCTTTACCACCTTTTGAAAACTGAGCTTCACCAGTTTCAATATTTAATCCTGCTAATTCAACTTCTTTTTCAAATCCTCTAAATTTTTCTTCTAATGCAAGCTGTAAATCTTCTTTGTTTTCTCCTTTTGCTTTTTTAATTTTAGCTCTTAGTTCAGTAGCGCTAAATTGAGTTTCTAAATCTTCAACTCTTTTTATTTGTTCTTTAAAGCTTTGCTCAATATTTCTATTCATTAATTGATTGCCAGGTCCCATATCTCTGTTTTCCTGTATCTTAGCTTTTAGTTTTGCTACGCCTGTTTTCTTATCTGATTCTAATTCTATTTTAAAATCTTTTGAAGCTTTGCCTTCACCTCTAAGACCTTTTACAGGTGCATCTTTAGATATTGCTTTAGCCGCTTCGATACCTAATGTTTCATTTTTAGAATAGCTTTTTATTAAATTAAATAATTGCTGGCCAGTTTCAACACCAATTTCAAGATTTTCAAATCCTTTTTTTCTCATGCCAGGAATAAAATCTAATAAAGATTTTCCAACATTTTCTCTAAAAGCAATTTCGCCAGTGGATATAGCCTCAGATAACGATGTTAGATACTCCTCGTAATAATCTTCTTTAGCTTTTTCTTTTCCCTTTTCATCATACCTGTAGTTGTCATCTATTCTATCTTGTACAACTTTTCTTTGCTCGGGTGTTAACTCGTTGAGGACATCGTCAATTATTTTAATACCTTCTGTGGTTACTTTACCTTCTTCATTTTTTAAAACATCTCTTAAAACATGGTGTAATACTTCGTGTTTACCTGATGTTATCGTTCTTGTTTGTAAAGCACGTTGTTTATTTATAACCATTTTTTGTGTAACAGGGTTATAAAAAGCTAACTCTCCTCTTACATCTTGTGATTTTAATCCTGTGCCGTTATATATTTTTTGAAATTCTTTTTCTGATTGAGCTTGTTTAAGACCTTTGGCTTGGCCTGTAACTTTTAATATTTCTTTTGTAAAAGCAATATCTTCTTGATATCTTTTGTTTGTATAATCTTCTAAAGATTTTTTGATTTTTTTATAAGTTTCTCCTTCGGTTAAATCTTTATACTCTTCTTTTAATTGTTTTAATTGTTCTTTTTCTGCGTCTGTTTTTTCTGATTTAAAATTAAGCAAATTTTGTTTTGAACTATTACTCCACATTTTAGATAAATGTTCGTATGATTCTTGCCTTTCTTTTGCATCATTAAAAGCAACCTTAAATTCACCACTATTTAATAATTCTTGTATTTGTTGCGCTTTTAGCTGTTGTAAATTCATTAACTCCATTCCATCTTTACCTTCCGCTATTTTTCTTCCTCTAGCGCCTAAAGAATTAAGAACATATATAGGGTTTACATTTGAAAATTTTCTGCTTTCTTTTTCAGTTAACTCTTCGCCTTTTAATAATTTTTGTCCAACGCCATTAGCTTCTGCCTCATTTACAAAATAGTGTTCATTACCTTTTTTTCCTTGCGCAGACTCTATTGTTTTTTTAGCGGTAACTAAAGCTAATTTATTTTCTAAAATTAATTTATTTGTTATAGCTTCGCTTGCTTGCTCTTTCGCTTCTTGCTCTGTAATTTTACCATTTTTTTGGTTTGATTCAATTTCATTTAATTTATTTTGATAAGCTTTATTAATATCTTTTTCTAATGTATTTTGTTTATATCTTTTATCGCCCTCAGTAAATTTATCAATCCTATTATGGTCAATACTATAATAATTTGCAGCTCCTTCAGATTTAGCATCTCTACCTTTCATTCTAAGAACGTCTTCACGCATACTATGATAAAGATTATTAAAACCCTTATTAGTCATTGGAATATTTTTTGTACCGCTAAGCAAGGTCATTTTAACAAACTCTGCTGTCCAGCTTTGTAAAAGCTTTTGACCAAAATAATTAGAATAATTAGGATCATTTTTATCAACTTCTAAAAGCTTCATAAACTCATCAGAGTCTGTTAATAATTGTGCAAAATGATAAACAGTAGAACCTGAAGCAGAACCCGCAATTACATTAGTGGGATTCATATTATAATGTATCATTTTATGAGTTGCTGGCATAAAAAACTTAGACTTAGGATCCATTAATCTACCAACTATTGCTCCTCCTATTTTATTACCACCGCCAAGCGCTCCACCAAACAATGCACTCTGCTGTATTTGTTCTCTATTTTCATCTTTTAATAATGATAAAGACACAAATAAAGCTGCTTCATCAACTGCACCTAAAGTAAATTTAGTTGCCCCTCTAGTAACAGGGTTACTATATAATACACCTCCTTTTAAAGCTTTATCAGCTTTATTTATTCCTTTAGAAATTGCATTACCAGAAACTTTTCTTAAAGCATATATTTCTGCTGCAAACTTAGCTAAATCCATAAACCCATCACCAATATACCTGGCATCACCAAATCCTTCATATAGTCTTTCATCTGCTTGTTTTTGGTCTACATATTTAAGGCTAGTATTCTTATTTATAGCTGCATCAAAGAACCTTACTGCTTCTTGTTTACTTTCTAATTTTTCATTAAGCCCTAATGTTCTACCAAGATTATCTACAATACCACCAAAAAACGTATCTCTATCTGATTTTATAGGGTCAATATTCATGGCTACAGCTTTGCCAAATGCTAAATATTCTTTTAAAGCATTATTATACTTATTAGCATTAGGGGTCGTACCGGCTATAGTAGTTAAATTTTCAGGCAATTCATCATTTTCAAAAATACTTTTTAAATTTCTTAAGTCTGCATTAAAGTTAGTATCATCACCAACAAAATCAAGTATATTAGACATATACTTTTGTCCAGGATATTTAAAAGTTTGATTTTTAAAATTTGTTTCACCTATTCTTAATATGTCTGTATGAGCTGCTTTAGCCGCTGCTTTAAGATTGGAATAAGCTTTTGATAAACCAGTGTTCATCATATCTACTTCAGTAGTTTCTAAAATTTCTGTAGATCTTTCTTGAATTTCTCTAGCGTCAGCCGAAGCATCGTCTAAAGAAACTACGTTGCCTTTATTAGGACCCGATACTTCATATAATTTTTCAGGCGCATTGTCCATATAAGCTTGAAAAATAGGATTGTTTTCTAATTCTTTTCTTTTTTCTGGAGATGCTCCTTCATAATTTTTACGTAAATCTGTAAAGATTTTTTCATTGGAAGATAGGCGCTTATTATAAACATCTTGCTCAACATGCTTATTAAACTTGTTTTGATCCCCAAACTTTACTAAATCCTCGCTGTTTTGTTTATCCGTTGAAAGATTGTCATAAATTGCTCTAAGTGTATTTATATTAAAACTTTTAGTTTTATATTTTTCATTTCTTACTCCACTTCCTTCATTATCATATGTAACAACAAAACGATTACCATCTCCAACTTCATTTAAATTTTCTTCGCTAAAAATATATGGATCACTTAATGCCCCAACTGACATTCCCGCAACTTTATGTAAAATACTATTACCACCAAACTTTACTCTAGAATAAGGTTCGCTATATAATTCAGCATCATCATCGCCAAAATTATATTTTGTATCGCTAAATTCAGGTTTTCCTGCGCTAAGCGTTGCAATAGGGTTTGTTACTAAATCAAAACCTTTTTTAATATCACTAAAGTCTATAGTGCTGGCTTTGCCTGCTATTTTTTCTAAATAAGGATTTGAAACTTCTGAAAAACCTGGCATTAATTCTTGAAGTAATTTATTTCTATTTAATAATTCAGATGGGTTTTGTGTTGCTGTAAGTAAACTAGCATATTTTTCAGGATCAGCTGCTATTTTTTTAGCTATTTCATCATAATTAAAATCACTTCCTGATGTAGTAGCAATATGATTTCTAAGTTTTTTTTCGTCTTCTTCATTTAATTCTGAAATAACATTTTCATCTTCATTTCCAAATTTTTTTCTAATATTATTAATTTTTTCTAATTCCAAAGAACCAGGATCCGAAGTGGAACCCGTACTGCTTGTGCTTTCCGACCCCGCAATCGCAGTCTCCTGTACAGGGCCGTTTAACTTTCCCACATTATCGTTTGTAGCTGGCGCTAATTCATAACCTGGGTAGTCTGATAATTCTTCTTCAGGGACATTATAAAAATTCCCTTCCCACTTAATTCTAAACATATTATTATAATTTAATCTTAGGATTCTTTTCTATTATTTCTTCTTTCCTCAAGCTCTAGCATAGCTTTAAACCAATCTTGTCTATACAACTTAGGATATGATGTTGCACCGCCTTGCATAATATTTTGCATACCACCATATTGTTGTATTAAAGCGGCTCGTAACTCGCTTGTTTGAGGATTCTTAAGATAATTGGGGTTAGCTTCAAAATTTTGTTGTATACTTCGATATACCTGGTCTCTAAAGTAAGATGGATAAACAGCTTCTACATCTACATTTTGTGTAGCGGTTGTGCCGCCAATGTCTTTAAATAAGTTTTCCAAACCATTTAGCGTGAACACATTGTAATTATTAGTATTAACTTTTGGCGCGGCCACAACTCTTTCCGTTATAGGATTTCCATTTTCATCAACTTCACCAGTTGGCTGATCTATAGTTTTAGCTTCTTGTTCGTATTCTATTTTTAATAAACCATTTGAAGATAATCGTGAACCTGTTATCGTTTTATTAACAGCATTACCATCTCCATCAAAAACTTTAATTTCATCAAAACCTAATTTATTTACATCAAGCTGCCTACTTCCTCCACCAGCACCAAGACCACTTGTGGATGCAGGAAGAACTAATGAAGGTAATTTTAATGTTTTATTTAATTGTTGTTGTGCAAACCTATTAGCAGTATTAACTTTAAACAAATCTTTATCAAATTGACCACCAGTACCGCCAGTATCACCAGTAGGTGGAACATATGATTGGTTTAATAAACCTTTATCTACTATGCTTTTCTTAACACTTTCATGATATATTACAGCTTTTGTAATAGCTTGACCATCATGAATACTTTTTAATACTTGCTCAGGAGTCATTTTTTCCATTCCCACTATAGGCCTTGCCGCACCTGCTGTTTGAAGCAATTTAAAATCATCACCTAATATAGCTTTAATTTTTTCAGTACCCATGTTCATATTGCTATTTAATATTAATTTTAGCTTACTATCATCAACATTTTGTAAAGTAGGCACTGTTCTTTTTAATATAGCTATTTCCTCTTGGCTAGTTAACTTGCCTTTTCCATGATTAGCATATAGTCCATTTAATTCACCAGTTATATCAGGCACTGATGTATATTCTCCATTTGCATTAGGTTGTATTGAAAGGCTATTTTCATTATAAAAGTTTGCGGTTCCTATTTGTTGTGAAATACCTGCGTCTAAATGATCTTCAGGGCTAAGAACTCGTGCATTAGGATCTGCATCAACTGTTGCTTTAGTTTTAACATTTGATGTTGACCTATTCATGTAGGTTTCAGCATTAGACCCCACAAGACTATGTCTTTCATCAATCCCCGCTCTCACTTGTTGAGTATTATTATTCATTATTTGAGATAACTCTGAAGAAGAATATGTATTTATAATTTTACCGCTAGCATCTAAAATTTCAAGTTTTGAATTAAAACCTCTATCTATACCTTGCTCTTTATCTCCTTGTGAATAATAGGAAAAATTAGTTCTTATTCTACCAGATTTTACAGCATTATGTATTTCTTCTAATTTACTATATTGAGCATCGCTCATGTCAGAATCTTTAGTAAGATTAAATTCTGGGTCATATATTCTATTATACATTTCATTTAATGGAGTTACTTTATCAGTAAAATTATTTTGTAATTTTCTTAAATCCATATCTCCTAGCATTTGCCTGCCGCCTGAAAATAATCCCGCTAAACCTTTACCACCTGGTTCTACTGCTAAAGCATCATCATAAAAATTTTTTAATGCAGATTCTACTTCTCCTCTGGTTTTTGTACTATTTGCTATAGCGGCTTCACCTTCTAATCGCATTTTTTCACCAGCTTCTTCAACCCCTTCTACGTATAGTTTATCAGCTTCAATTTTTTTCTTACCCATTTCTATACCTTCTTCAAAGCCTTTTTGAAATTTTTGTTCAAAAGCTTGAAAACCTGCCAAGTAATTTGGCGCGTTTATAAGTCTTGGATTTTCGTATGCTCCCATTATTGTGTATTTAAATATTGTTGATATTGTAGTTGACCTTGAACTGCACCTAATGCGCCACCTATATTTCCGAGCGCCCCTCCTAATAAAGAACTAGATTGGCCTTGTAGCTGATTTGCTTGCATCATTGCATTTTGTTGTAACCCAGCTAGTCTATTCAATTTCATCATATCTCTTTTTTCTTGCGCCCCGAACATGAATGCTTTACCCTGCGCTTGTGCTAGTTGTACCCTACTAGCTTCTCTTAATTGTAATTGTTGCATTTGCATTTCACCTTGCGCTCTTAATCTTGTATTCTGTGCTTCTTGTTTTGCAATATCCGCGGCAATATTAGCTTTACTCCTTGATGCTGCTTGTGCTAATGCTGTAGCACCACCCGCACCTGCGCCGGTTGCCCTTAAGGTATCTAATGTTGTAGCTAAAGATAAATCTTGCTCTCTCGCTCTCATTTCGGATGCGGCAGTCGCAACTTGTAAATTTTCAAATGGATTTGAAACCATTGAACTTAAATCTTTAACGTCAGCATACGGATTTATTACATCTTGTCTGCCACGTTCTAATGACGTAATTTGTCTATCTAGCCTTGCAGCTTCTGCTCTTTGTCTACGCATTGCTTTTCTAGCAGATGATGCACCAATAAGGCCACCAATCAGGCTAACACCCATACCTATTAAAGAACCTCCGCCTCCTGCGAGAAATTTACCAAATCCTGATTCTGCGAAATCGTTCATAATTTTTTATTTTGATGATATTACAACCTCGCTTAAGATTGTAAATAATTCTTGTTTACTATTTTCTTTTGTTTCTAGCGTAGTATGTAAATACATTCCTTTTACACCTGATACTCCTGGTCCAAATAATATTTCATCTTCTTGAGCATCTATTGAAGCATTTTGTAATACTGAAAAATACTTACCTTCTTTTTTCATAAACATTGATGGTAATATATTTATAAATTCATTATTGTTATTGTATCCAAAATTATACTCATATTTAGCTATATTTTCTGCTAAATCAGAATGACTAGATTCATCTAAATCTGTTTTAATATTATTAGCAGACCACCCTGTGGTACCTTCATAACCTAATGTTTTAAAAGTTTTAACTACTGATCCATCTATGTTCATTATTGCAGTTATACTAGATGCAGCTGCTGGTTGACTATAAAATACATTGTAATTTGTATTTTTATAATGAACATATATATTACCTTTATTGAAAGTATAAAATTTATTATTTAAAGTAAAACCGTTTTCAGGGTAATAACTATAAAAGCTAGTCCAACCTTTTGATGTTTCATCAAATGCAACGGTATTACCAGTTTGTTTTAAATGAAGAATATATTGATCTTTTACATTATCATACATTCCAATTAAATTCGTATTTGTTTTGAGATTATCTTTAAAGTAATCTCTCATGCCATAATTAGATATCTCAGTTAAACCATCTCTTGTTAATCTTAAAACAACACCTCGTTTTTTATCTGTAAAGTATTTTCTATTTCCTTTAACAGCAAAACTTTCTGGATTTAAACTTATACCATATATACCTAAAAATGTTCTTACTTGGCCTATAACTATATTTGAAGCTGTGCTTAATGGTTGCCCCTCAGCTGTAAATATAAAATCTTTATTTATACCAGCGGCATTACATTTATCTTCTTGTAATATAAATAACTCTCTATCTTCCGCATGCAACTTTTGAATTGAACCGTCTGTTATATCTACGGCTTTAGTAATATTATCACCAATAGAAAATTGATTTAATTCATTAACACCAGTTTTAGCGTTATATATACCAGAATATATCATTGCATTTTTTCTATTAACAACAGTATATTCATCATTAACTAAATAAGCTCTAACCCCTTGATCCATAGCAGGCTCATTAAATCCACCTTTTATTCTGGATTCTTCTATATAAAATCTTTTTTGATTAGCATTACTTGTTTCTTCAAATTCAGCAGATTTTACATATATAGAGTTAAAATAACCTATTTCTTTTATTTCTGGCATAATATTTATATTATTACATATTTTATGAGTTCTCTAACAATTATTAGGTTGGTCAACAAATTGTATTTTACCACCGCTAATTATTGTATGGAACCCATCAGACAGTGGATTTGTTATAACAGCCCCAGCACCAACAGACGTAGTTAACGCAGCATTTGAAAATACCTCATCGTTTACTTGTGGAGTTTGTGATGTTGAATTATTGCTAGTTGGTCTTTTAATATAAAAGTTTTGAAATGGTGAATTAGCATTTATAGTGCCACAAACACCTACTTCCCCGCCGCTAGCAAATAAAAAATCACCCCAAAACCATCCGCCTATTGTAACTTCGCAAAAAGCATCATCTGTATTAGATTGTGTAACACCACTATTATCATTAATCTCAGTAGTTATTTTATAAACTTTTCCAATTTCACTATCGGGAAAATTATGATTATTAGCGCTAACCGCTCCCGTACTACTATTAATACTAAATTTATTTTTATGTGTATTTGTGGTTTCATTAGCTCCTGTTGGATCAAATGTAACTTGCTTTATACTATGCGTTATGTTTATAGTGTTTTGTGTTGTATCTGAACTTCCATTTACCGCTGATGTTGGGCTAAAAATTACACCCGATGAATTAAAATGTGTATGAGTCGCGGCCGCAGGCAATACTAGATCTGGCACTGAGTTTGTTAAATTTACCGTAAAATCTTGTTCAACCGATTGATTAGCTGAATTAACAACTTTTATTCTTACTGTATATATATGACCGGATGTGCCATGATAAAATTTATTATTAGTAACTTTAATTTTAAAATTATTTCCATCTTCAGAAATACCAAAATGGCTATCCCCAGTTGTTTGTAAAGGAGGTGAAGTATTGCCATCTTCTAATACGCTTACAATAGAATATGTTAAGCCGCTAGTAATTGCGCTGTTGTTTTGATCAAGCGTTTTTAGATTAGGCCCAATTGCTTGCCCGTTTGCACCTGCGTCTAACCCTTCAGCAAATGAAGTAGTGGTTGAGTCATCGTCAAATTTTATACTTGCTGGTTGAGCACTAGATCCGGCTAATATTTCAGTGTTTAATGTTGATATTAAACCACAAGTTACAGTTTCATAATATAAATCTAATGAGCTTTCAAATGGTTTTGTTTCCCATACTGAAAACCCGGTAGTTCCACGAACTCCTAATGGTGATTGGTTGTTTGCAGCAACAGGACCAATTGTAACACCAAACCCATTTGGTAATTCTGCTAATAGTGGATTTTTCTTATAATTATAAAAAGTTCGGTATGTATGACCGCTTTCTTCTTGGGTACCGGTTGTACTAGCGCCAATAATGAAAAACTCTAAACCATGATCTATAGCTTTGCCAACGCTTATTATATCTACAAGTGGAAAATCGGACATTATATCTGCTAAACCACTATTAACTTTTGGAAATAAGCTTACATCAGTAGGAAATACAGAATTATCGTCTACAGATTCTTGCGTTGTATCTCTAGGTACTTTATTTATGTTATCTCCGTGTAAAACTAGCCACGTTCTTTTATCTTCATTATCAAAAAACACTGCGCTATGAGCAGACTGAGTTTGAGCGTCAGGTATTCCACTTTTAGCTTCTGGTGCATATATATTATGATACTCTTGTTCATTTTGTTTTACAACAACCTTATAAGAATACCACCCAGTTGGATTATTAAAACTATGTAACACAGAATTATTATCCCTATCAGATGATGGAATTTTTTTATTAAAACTTATTTCCATTACCTCCCCAGCAAAATTTGAATCTGTTTCACTAGTGTTTTTTGCTTTTACTTTTAATAAAGATTTGTTTACATCATCAGACAAAAATACTGGTGATTGTCTTCCGTATCTATCAATTAATACAATTCCAACCTGATATGTTCTTCTTGTTTTAATACTATGATAAGGATATTGTTTATCAAATAAAAATTCACTATCATTTTTAACACCTATTCCTAAATGATAATCAAAAGAATAATTTTCATCGCTATTATATGGTTTATTATTTGGATTTTCTTGATAATTGCCATAAACAATTCTATTACCAATTAATTCTTGTGCTTTTGCTTTTACAGGAACATTGTCATAAACTCTGGTTAATTGTCTTTCTGGTAATGTTTTATAAGGCAAAGATCCTTTATAAGTATATTCATATATTTTATCTGTTCCAACGCTACCATCTGTTATATCTAATTGCGCTAAGCTTTTTATATCAGGTCTATTAGATTCTTTTATTAATATTTCAATTTTATTAATTTCAAAATCTTTAGTAGGCTCGTCAGAAGGAAATTCAATTTGTAAGTTTACATGCGCAACATCATTAATAAAACTAGCTAACTCTGTGCTTTCTGCCGCTTCTTTTCGTTGAGTAGCCGTTAATCCAATACCATCATTTGTAGGTAATGATGAATTAGCTGTTTTTGTTGAGCCATTACCAGCGTAAGCCACATTGTATGTTTGAGGTATAAAACAATGCTGTGTAAATGGCGATATCAATGAATACTCACCATCTTTAAATTTAAATCTATATGCAAACCTAACAAACTTATCTCTTAATTTATCATTTTGATTTAAAAAAGTTAATACTGTGTTTTGAGTTATATTTGTAATATTTGTATCAGAAGTAATTGTTAAGCCATCGGCACTTACCGCATCTACTTTACCTAAAAATGTAGAACCGTTATATATTTCTTGTCCAACATGAATGTTATGTTCAGGATCACTATCAGCAACAGTAGAACTTATCACTATAGTTTTTGTTGCAGTAGTTATTGCAGTTCCTAGTTTAGCTTGAACTTTTAATCTTTGCATGCCAGAATGGTTTGTGCCTGCAACTTGCCTTAAAACTTTAGGTGCTGTATATGGATAATACTTTGCAACTGATATTTTATCTTCATTATCATAATAAGTATTATCTGCAATAGCGGTTATAGCGTTTATTTTTCTTGGCTGGTTTTTATTATCAGTCCAAAATAATAAATCATCAATTATGTTTACACCTGTTATTAAAAAATCAGAACTAAATTTTAAAAAATTAGTTGTATTATTTATTAATGGTATAGGCGCTGTATTTCCTTCTTGATAATAATATATATTATCTTTATGACCTGTATTACCTTTTACAAAATAATATATTGTATTTATTCCGCTTTTTGCTTCGCTATCGGCAAAATAACCAATAACAGTACCAACATCTTCGGTTATTAATAAGTCTTCTTCTCTTAATGTTAACACAACACTTGCTGAACCACCAATTGCAGGTGTACCAGTGTCTTTGCTTATTGTTATAGTATCACCAACTTTATACCCGGATGATGTTCCGCTAAATGTAACTTTAGTTACTGTTCCCCCGTCTATTATAATATTAACGTTTCCGCCAACACCATTCCCGTTTGTTGTAAATCCAGAAGTAACATTAGGAACACCACTATATCCTGCGCCTGCAGCATTAGTTCCGTCTGTTGTGTTTGTAGTAACAACACCTATAGTTCTTTCACCAGATTTAAATGCACCTGTTGTATAATTTAATTTATTACCTAAAATATTTTGCACAGTACCTACATCAGAACCTTCAGACTTGCTTATATGTATATTTTGTGCATCAAAATATTCTCCGTTTTTTACTAAACGAGCATCAAGGTCTTTGTTCATTTTACCTTGTAAAAAAGTATTTTTAGCTTCTGGCATATGTACTATTTAATTTGTTTAGATTTACCTTTCATTACTTGGTTCATCTGTTCAATTTTTAAATTTGATAATCTTAACTTAGCATTTCGCATTGCTGCTCTTCTTTCTTTTCTAAATCTATTAATTATAAATTCAGGAATATTAGCTTTAGCTGACGCGATAGCATGAGTTATATATTTATATATCGCATCTTCTGCAAATTTATGAACTTGCATTTCGTCATCAGTTCCTAAGCCATCTGAAACATACTTTAAAGTAATCAATCTCCCCGTCATGTCACTACTAAAGTTAATAGTTCCACCGGCTTCATCTATTATAAAATAACCATTCTCCTGTGTAGTTTCAGGGTTTAATCCGTATCTAGCACCAGTAAGAGCCATTCTATCTATTCCGTCATCATATACACTATGATTTATTTGTGAATTAGGAACAGAACCTGAAATTTTAGTTGTATCAAATTCTTTAAATCTAGCGTCAGTAACTGGCGTACCGGTTAAAGCATTATCTTCTTGATCATATAAATAATTAAAATCATCGTCTTGTAATAATGATTGAGAAGGTTTAGAACTAAATCTTGCAGGGTATATTAATCTTTCTACACCAAAATCATCAACCCACGATATGCAAGAATAGTTAACATAGTCGTGTGGCATAGGTACTGATAAACTAGGGCCTACTTCTATTTCTTGAATTTTTTCAATCTTTAATATATCATAACTAAATTCTTGTATGCCTCGCTTTGCGTGGAACATTATATCAGTTTTTTTAGCGCTATCAATAATTTTTCCATCACCAACATAAGCGACTAAATAGTTGTTTATAATATCATTTAAGGTTATATATCTATATTTACCTAGATTTTTTTTCTTTAATTCAACGGTAACTACATCTTGTACATTTAAATCTGAGGCAAATGTTAATACACCGTTAGCATAAGTAAACCCTGATGCCTGCTCTATACTATTAACGAATACTAAAAATTTATTAGCATCAGAAGGTATAGGATCAAATGTTAAAGTAAACTGAGTTTTATTATTTGTTGTAGCAACAAATACTTGACTAGACTCGTAATATTGATATTGTGTTTCTTGTAGTAATGCCATTATTTAGTTATTTCAAGTTGTATTTTTTTATTTTCTTCATTCCCCGCCATTTGTATTAATGTAGGATCTTTTACTATTACTCCAGCGTGAGCAAGTATTTTTATAACTAAATTAACTTGTTCAGATTTATGTAGCTCAAAATCATGAGCACTAGAAGCTTGATAGTTATAAGCGTTGTTATTTGTCCTTGTGAAACCCCATTTAGGTTCTTGCGGAATTTTAACATAATCTATCTGAGCCGACGTTAATGTTATAGGTAAAAATTTTATTTTGGTATCTATTGAATTATTAGAAGATACTGCTTGATTTGAAGTGCTTGCAGATGAGGATTCTAAATAATATACCGGATGATCTAAACTGGGTCTAGTTAATCTTGAAGCATTTATATAAGATAACTCGGATTTTTTAACTTCTTGTAAGTTAATTGTTCTATTACCTGATGTTATATTTATAATTCTATATAGATCAGCAGGTAATGTTGATATACCTGCATTAATACTTAAAGCTGCTTCTTTAGATAATATATCTATTTTTTCTTTTATGTTTCTTGGCAAATCTCCATATTCATCATTTACAATAAAACTTTTTTTTCTATTCATTGCCCTATTGTAATCAAAAAATGATTTTTCAAGTAAGTCTAATTGTACTTGAGCACCTATTTTATTAAATTGGTCAGGTGTTAAATATCCCCTACCCTCTTTATTCATTATAGAAAGCACGGTTCTATATACTGCATTTACTGATATTGCCATAATTTTTTTTATATAATGATTAAGCCGCGTATAGCGGCCTAACCACTATAATTAACTATTTAAGTTTTTTCTCAATTGTTTGAAAAACTTCAACACCTTCGTCTGTTTTAAACCAAGCAGCTAATGCTGAATATGGATTTTCATCAAACGGAACTGTTATTAGTTTTCTTCCCGTAGAACCCCACGTGAATGTTCTTTGATCAGATGATAAATTTATAATATTCATTTCAACGGCTCTTATACCCATGTTTCTGATATTTATATTTTCATCATTAGCTAATTCTAAGAACAAAATAGGATTTGTCTTAGCAAATAGTAGTAGATCTCTTTTAAGCTCCTTAGAAGTCATCGTAGATACTTTATTTCCTAATTCAGTCCTTAATATAGCTTCAGCGTGATCAATTTCTATTGTTTGAGCAGTTGTTAAAGCTTCAATTTCTAATTCTATGATATCTAATTCATCTTCTGCAATTTGAACAGCATCATATTCTTGGAAAAGTATACCATTTTTTGGATGTAAAGCTAAAAATTTTTGTAACGTTTGTTTTTCTTTTGGAACAAAAAGTTGCCCATCTCTAAAGACAATATGACTTAATCTTTGAACGCCTTTCATTTCATCTGTAAATACTGTTTTTTGATTTTGACAATATTTAATTTCTCTTTCATAACCTTTTTCTTTATCAAAGATTAATATATTTCTACTATTTAGTATATATGTAATAGGTGTATTATTAATAGTTAATTGATATAACCTATCTTTATATTCTACTTTTTTTTGTTTTTTTAGTGGAGCAACCATTACTGGTTCTTCAGCAGCCACCACTGCTTTTTGTTTTTTTGCCATAATATAATATAATAAAAATGTTAAAATAAAGGTAGGGTGCCGAAGCACCCGTTACCTTTAATAAATATTAAGAATCAAATCTGATAAAGTTGTTTGCAGCTTGTACTACTAAACATCTTTCTGATAGATAGTGAATTTCCATTTTATCGAAACTTGAACTAGTTGGTCCACCAACTGATCCAGTAATCCATGTTTTCATTTTTCTATCATCAGCTTGAGAAGCTCTATATCTTACGTGCAAGAATGGTCTTCTTACATTTTGAGCTAATTGCTGATCATACACTGAACTACTACCTGCTGGAAGTAATACTCCACTTAAACCACCTACGTGACCTCTTGTAGAAGCATCATTTAAATATTTCCAGTCAGTTTTGTAGAAGTCATAAGACCCTCTTCTAAATCCTGTAAATCCAAGATTTAACGCCATGTCTTCAGAGTTATTAAATATTCCATAAGCAGTACCACCTTGAGTACCTGCAGAAAGACCCGCTAAGAAATCATCGATAAATAAGTTTGCATCTCTGTTTAGATATAACATATTTTCTTCGATAGCCCCTTGCTTATCTAATTCTTTTAACAATGCATCAAACTCGTCTAATGATTCAGCATTTGTTTCAGAACCACCTTGACCATCAAATTGATTTGTTGCTACCATACCTCTGTTGCCAATAGCTTGTAATAAACCTTCAGAACCATCAATGTTATTACCAGTTAAATCGTGTAATTGCGAATCAGCAACTCCAGATCCTGTTGCTACTTTTTCCGCTTCAACCATTGTCATTTCTAAATAGTCTTCAAATCTAGCTCTTGTATCGCCAGAAGCTTTTAAGTACCATAAATAACCATTTTCACCTGACTCACCAGATACTTCAACCCACCCAATTTGAGCTGTATCAGAACCGTTGATTGCAAAGTGATCTTTAATTATCATTGGTTTGTTTGTAAATGTTTTGAATTGAGGCTCTATAGATTCAACCATAGTGTCTGTTCCTTTTTGAAATTCAGAACCATAAACAAAAAACTTAATAGCTTTACTACCAGTTGAAGAAGTACCAGCTAAATCATTAACGTTTTCAGCGCCGTAAGGTGCGATTGTTAATGTATCAGTTGCAGCTTCTGCACCTACTTTAACCAAAGCTTTAAATACTACACCCTCTACAACAGCGACTACTGTAGCGTTTTTTCTAACTACATGAGCTTCTGTTACGTTTGGTGCATCAATATTTTTTATAGCCGTGATTACTCCGTCTTCTACATTAATAGTACCATTGTACGCTAAATGTAGTCTACCTTGCTCAGACCAAATAACTTGATCAGATTGCATAGGCATTTCAGCACCAGCCATAGCTAAAAATCCAGCTATTGTTCTGTTACCATATCTTTCAACTTCCTTTTCATATAATTCAGGAAGATATTGTTTAGCCCACCCGTCATTTTGAATATCAAGGTAATTACCCGTCAATGTCATTTTTGATTGGGCAGGGTTAACTATACTGCCAGCCACTGGGCCAGCAAAATTTACGTTTGTTGCCATTTTTTAATTAATTTTTTTTAGTTTAATAATTTTTTAACTTTAATTTTAGCTTAGAATTATCATCACCTGAAATAGCTCTTACTTTTATACCACCGGCATTAACAAATCCATCTGCAGTTTTGCGAGGATCCATATTAATATTTTTTGCGTCTGCTGTCATTTCTTTTACAGCGTCTGCTTTACCTTGTTGATAAAAATGAGTTGCTATTGAATCAGGATTAGAAGCAGTAAATAAAGCTTTATGGAAATCAGCAGAGCCGGTAAGGAGCGAGTCCTGATTGACAAATTTATCAAAGACACTTGATATATTCTGCGATTTTACTTTATTAACATCTTTTACATTAAACCTATATTTTTTGTCTCCAACATTAAAATTAAAACCTTTAAATTCATTGTTAAAAACTCTACTAGTTTCTTTTGCAAAATGTGTTGTTTGCTTTTGTAATAATTCATCAGCTTGTTTTTGCTCAGTATTATAACGATTAAAAAATTCTATTGCTTTTTGCTGTTCAGGTAATAACTTAGAACCCAACTTGACTTCTTTGTAATATTTATCCTTCAACCCTGTCAAAAAGTCTTTAGCACTTGCAATCGCTTCTTTATGAGCTAATTTTTTTCTTTTAACATCTCTTTCTTCATCTATTTCTTCATCATAATCAAAATTATCTTCTATTAAAAAAGATATTTCATCATAACTGAGATGTGGTTTTGTTTGCTTATAGTATTCCCTTAATAAAGTATTTTCATCTACATTACTATAATCTGCATTTAATCTTGTATAATCTTCTATGCTTCCACCAGTTTCATTCATAAACTTTACTAACTCTTGAATATTTTCTGGTAAGTCTACAGGCTCTTGTGTTTTTTCTTCCTGTAATATTTCTTCTTGTTGCGGTGTGGGGTCGGCAGCTTCAGGGCTTCCTGCCACTCCTGCCTCGTTAGGGTTATCTGTTTCATCGGTTATTTCTTCTAGAATTACTTCTTCTTCGCGTACTCCTTGCAATTCCATTTCGGTTTCTTGCCCATCTTCTTCATTCTTGCTGCTTCCGCGTAGCACGCCATCTTCTGTTTTTTGTTCTTGAACGGCATCTTGTTCTTGGTTTTTAGTTTTACTTAAATCTAATTTAATGACTTCGTCTTTTTCAACTAATGTCATTTTTTCTTTTTGAGCTGGAGTCGTTACTTCGTCTTCCAACACTTTTGCTTTAATTTCTGCCATAATAAAATATTATATAATTATTTAAAAATTTATCTTGGATCAAATTGCTCTAATCCAAATCCACCTAAGTTATCCATACCCGCGGATTCAAAATTTTTAGGTGGTTTACCAGATTTTCTCTGGTCTATTAATTCACTTTGTTGCGATGCTTGTATTTTAGTTCGTTCGTCTTTACGATCTTCTTTAAACTTCTCTTTATTGTTAATTACATTAGATTCAGCTTCTTTAAGCTTCATATTTAATTCAAACTCAAATTGCATTAATTCTTTTTTAATAGCTGCTTCTCTTTCTAATTTTTGAATATCAAATTGAGATTGTGCTTGTGCAATTTGGACTTTGCTTTCAGCAACACCTTGCTGTTTTTGTATTTCAGCCGCCGCTGCTGCTTGGGACGATTGTGCATTAGCTTCGGACTGTGCTTGTATATTTTGTTGTTGCACTTGCCTATCTCTATCAAATTTCTTTTTTCTTCTTACTTTTAATAATTGATTAGCAAGTTTTAAATTTCTAACTTCTCTAACATCAATAGCATCTTCAAGATCTATTTGCTGTTGTTGAATAGCCATTTGAATATTGTTTTCTAAAAGTTGTTTTTCTTCTACATCAGGGGCTAACTCTAAAAATATACCAAAGTCATGCGTATGCAATTCTTTTATTTCATTTAAATTACCTACATTAAATTTACCTAAGGATTGCATAAATTGATTATTTGTGTTAGAGTATTCTAATACATCTGCAATTCTTAAAGACACAGCTTCACCTGTTTTTAAAGTTAAATATAAACCACCTTGTAATATGTGTCTTGTTGCTGTATTACTATTAGCTGCTGCAATTTTTTGTAAACCAACTAAAGCATTTTTATCAGGTGCACTGCCGTCTCTTGCTTCATTTAATCCTGTAACATCTCTCATAAGTTGCAAATAATAGTTATAGCTATTTATTAAACTAGCTATTTTATTATTGCCTCCACCTGTTCTTAATTCTTGAATAGGCACTCTACCTGGATTAACATCCCCGTCTTGCGTCATTGATCTACCTATGACACTACCAGTTTGAAAATACATATTCAAAGCCTCTTGCGGATTATAATTTGTGCCATTACCTAAATCCACTTCGGCAAGGCCGTCCGCATCTAAGTATACACCATCTGGTACTAGTCTTGAAAGAACTTGCTGTAATTTTAAATGCGTTATTTGAATCATGTCTGCGAATGATGTCATTCTTCCTACTAATGATTCAGGCTTTCCTTTATATATTCTTGGAGCTACAATATTATAACTCATCTGTACTTTTGTAATATCCGACTTAGGACGAGTCATATTAATACATTTTCTCCATTTTAACACTTCCCCGTGGCCTACAATTTTAGCTCCTTCGTATAAACACTCTATAGCCCTATTTACTTTTTCAAACCTAGGCTCACTTGATTCAGGAGGATTAAAGGTGTCATCTTTTTTAATAGCTTTTTGATAACCACTATTACCTTCTTTTATTTTATAAACTTGATTTTCAAAAGTTTTATATTCAAAAAATAATACATAAACGTAATTATTATCTGTTGAATTAACAGTTGAAAATTTATCACGTAATTTTGAAGAGCTAGAACCATAGCCTTCTATTTTCATTACATCTTCATCTGTTAAATTAGGAAATTGTTTTTTAAGTTCTGGTATAGTTAATCTTTTAACTTCTCCTACATAATATAAATCATCAAAATATGGTGATTCTGTATATGAATATACTATATCAGCAGGATCTACATAATCAATTTTTATTCCTTCTGCGGTATTGAAACTATTTTTAACGCAACCTATACCTAACACAGCTATATCGTAATCTAATCTTTTTTTAAGTAAATGATATTTGTTTAAATCAAATACATTTGTTAAAGCTTGTTCTTGAGCAATTTCTATACTTTGCTTATAGTTTAATTGCATATGCAATTCTAATTCATCTTCAGACTCGGGTAAATTATTAGGATCATTATTAAATGTATTTAAACCCGTTTGTGCTTGTACATTTTGCTTGAACTCAAATAGACGCATGTCTTCCAAATAGCTTTTAACATAGTTTGTTCTAGCTTCCGAAGCAACTCCATCAACTGAATACGCTTTTAAATTATAAGTTCTTTCTTGTATACCATTTACAACTATATCTACAAACTTAGGTATAATAGGAACAGGCTTCCAATCTAAATTAAGATATGACAAATCGCCATTAATTGATAACTCGTTTTTATATTTTTCCACACTTTGTTCACCTCTTGCGTATAGTCTTAATCTATGAAATTGATCTCTATTTGCAAAATAACGTGCATCTGATCCGTCTTTTCTAAACCATTCTGACTCTATAGCATTAGCTACTTCAAGCCCGTATTCTTTGCTGGATTTCTCAACGTCGCTTACAGCTTGACTTGGAAAAATGCCTTTTTTTATTACTTTAGCCATTTATCGTATTATTTTTGAAACATTTCCTTTATTATTATATTTAGCAAAACTAAAATTAACTTTATTTTTTAATTCAATATTTGGGCGTGGCGTGTATAAATTTTTATTGCATGCCATTATTGCTAGCCCAGAACTTATCGCTGCATCAAATTTTGTTCTTTTATTTATATCAAATTTAGCCCAATCGCCTAATGTTATGTTAAAATACATATCTCCATATTGCCCGTTTTCTTTATGCCCAACATGATTATTAATATAACTTTCAATAGCAGCCGCGTGTGCCTGTCTAATATCTTCACTTGAGTTTGGTATACCGCCTATTTCTTTTTCTGCTACCGATAATCTATTCCAAACTTTATCAGGTCTATTCATTGAATAACCTCTATAACCTCTTCTTTTTAAATAATATAACAATCGAGGTTTATTATTTTCTGCAAGTATTGGCATACCATAAAATACTAATGCCATTAAAACATCTTCAAAAAATATTTCAGCTGTTTGTGGTCTTGCAATATATTCTAAAAAAAATTTATTTGGTGGAGCATTTTCCATACTAAATTTTGTAAGGCCGTGTAAAGATCCTTTAGATCCTTTACCATCTGTTGTGCCGGATATATCATAACTATCACAACCAAAAGCTCCAACATGCTCATTACCGGGATATCTAATTCCATTTTTAACAATTAGTTTATTTTGTAAATTTTTATCGGGAACCCAACTTATATTAAATCTACCTTCTAAATTAGGTATAAATTCTACCTTTGTATCTTTTATTCCCGCTTGCCACGAAAAATTGCCACGAGTTGTAATACTAGAATGTCTAGCTTCTTCATTGTAGTCAATCTGTTCGTAAATCTTAGCAAGATTAAATATGCTATTGCGAGTTTCATCTCGGAAAGCGTGTTCTTCAGTTCTTGGAAATTGTCTATAAAATTCATTTAATGCGTCTTGATCTCCTTTTAAACCTTCTACTTCGTTTTCCCAGTGTTCAATAACTCCGACGTCAATAAGCTCTTTGTGGTTGTCTTCAATTGGTTTTTTGGGCGTATTGAATACAGGTAATCCATAAGAATCAATGAATCCTTCGAAGTTCCATTCCATAGGTATGAACAAACTATATAGTCCCGAGCGAGTCTGTCCATTGCGGTTTCTTTTTGTAACATCTGAGTCATTATATAATTTTTTAAAGTTTCCTCCGCCTTTATCTAATGAATTACTTGTTGAACCCATCATACACTTGCCAATAACTCTACTTCCTAATCTTAACGTTGTTTTCGTGACTCTCCAGTTGTTGAGTATGTTCTCGGGCCTCTCCCATTTTCCAGCTTCATCATGGACGAGTAATGCGAGTTTCTCTCCGTCGTAGGAGTTGTCTCCTGTATTTTTCCAGTCGATGGTTGTGTCCAAACCCGTGAGCTCCTCGGTCCTTTCGTTCGCGAGTATCTTACGTCTGGTAAATTTACTTGCTGGTACACGGTAGGCCAATTCAGTTTTGGGACGATCCATACCGTCTTGTATTGGTTTAAAAAAGAAGGGGTAATTGACCGATATGGGTACCACTTTATCTGTAAACATTTTCTTTGCGTCAGCACCAGATTTGGATAATATTCCAAACCTAGAGTCTGAAGAGATGGTAGCTTGGTTGACAGCCTCTGCTGATGCCATGAATGAAAAGCCAGACCGTCTATTTTTGAGGTAGCACATTCCGTAGCATCTTGTATCTGCTTTGCAAGCTTCCCAGAATATAAAGAATAATCTGTTTGCTTCCCTGAAGTCTGGAGCACCCACGTCGATTTTAGTCCACTGCAGG